CTAACAAGCACACCGACAGCGGCCTTTCGACTGCATCTGCCACCCTAAAAGCAAACGGGACGCTCGACTCCGTAGAGCTGGAAGTGACCGGCGTCGCTGGGACCACGATCATCTGGCACGCATACGTCGAGGCGTCGCAAATCTCAAACGACTACACGGCAAGCTCTTTGTAATGCCTGCCAAAAACAGGGAGGCGGCGACGCTCTGACCGCCCGAATCCCGGGGTTTACACCCCGGCCCGGATCGCTACGCTGCCGGTGAACGGGTGAACACCTATGATCGAACACCTGCACCGACTCGCGGCCCACGCCTACTACTGCGGCGAGCACGACGTGGGCCGCCGCGCGTGCGAGCGGCTCATGCGCATGGACCTCTCGCCGGAGAGGGACGAGACCGTCCGCTCCAACCGGACGTGGTACACCCGGCCGCTCGGCGACCTGGTGGACGTGTGGCTCACTCCGCTGGAGCCCGCCGTCCGGGTCGGCTGGTCGCGGTTCAACCCGTCGGTCGTGATCCACGACGGCGTGCCGCTCTACAACGTCCGGACCAGCAACTACCGGATCGACGACAACGGCCAGTACGTCATGCCGCCGGAAGATGCCGGCGTGATCCGCACCGACAACCTGCTCTACGAGCGGCCCGGTCTCGCGACCATGCTGCAATGCGACTACCCGCGGTCGCAGTTCCCGGTCGATGGGCTGGAGGACGTGCGGCTCAACTCGATCGACGGCCGGCTCTACGCATCGGCCACGCTCCGCAATCTCAACGGGCAGGACGGCACTTGCCGGATGGCATACGGCGAGGTCGTGGACGGCCGGATCGCGAGTCTCGTGTGCCACGACACGGTGGACGGCAAGCACGAGAAGAACTGGATGCCGCTCGTGGGCCAGAAGCGGTGGCTCTACTCATGCTCGGCCAACGGCCACGTATGTCTGGTCGAGGATTCCGGTGACGACTGGACGGTCACGGCCTACGCCGAGTCGCCGCCGGTGGCCCGGGCGTTTCGCGGCGGCTCGCAGCTCGTGCCCATCGGCAGCGGCGAGTGGCTGGCGGTGATCCACGAGGTCGCGATGGTCAAGGGCCGCCGGGTCTACGAGCACCGCTTCGTGCTGTTCGCCGAAGCCGACTGGTCGATCGCGGCCGTGTCGCCGCCGTTCGCGTTTCGCGAATCGCGAAAGATCGAGTTCTGTGCCGGGCTGGCCCTCCGCGGCGGCAAGCTGATCGCCACGTTCGGCGTGCGGGACGCGGAGGCATGGATGGCCGAGATGGCGGTCGAGCAGGTGCGATCCATCCTGGAGAGTCCGACATGGGAGTGAGCGTGGACGTGCCGGCCGTGGACACCATCCGGGCACTGCTCGAAGCCAACTGGCGGGACGACGATTGGTTCGGCTGCGACAGCCGGGTGATCTTCCACTACGCCATGAAAGCGCAGGTCTGCCGGCGGTTCGCGCCCCGGCGGGTGATCGAGATCGGCACCCGCTGCGGCTACTCGCTGCTCACGTTCGCGACCGTGGCCCCGCGGGCGTCGTTTCTGTGCATCGACGGGGCGATGGACGCGGACAGCTATGACTGTCTGGCCCACTGGCGGCGGCTGGTGGACCGGCACGAGATCGACGCCGACCTGGTCGTAGTGGACTCGCACGCGATCAAGTCACTCCCGCCGGCCGACTTCGCCCATATCGACGGCGACCACTCCTACGAGGGTGCCCTGGCCGACCTGCGGCTCGTGGCCCACTGCCGGGCGATCCTGGCGGACGACTGCGACAACCGCGACGTGCGGCGGGCGGTCGAGACGTTCGCCCGCGAGCAGGCCCGGACGGTGGAGTATTTCGATGATGGGCTGCGGCAGGGGGCCATCCTGACATGAAGGTCGCCATCTACGCCCTCGCCAAGAACGAAGCCGCCAACGTGGCCCGCTGGGAGGGGTCGTGCCGGGACGCGGACGTTCGCGTGGTCACCGACACCGGCTCCACCGACGACACCGTGCAGCTGCTGGAGGCCGCGGGGGTCACTGTGGCCCGCGGTACCCCGATCCCGTGGCGGTGGGACGACGCCCACAACCTCTCGCTGATGCACGTCCCCGCGGACGTGGACGTGGCGATCCGGCTCGACCTGGACGAAGCCCTCGACCCCGGGTGGCGGGCGGCCCTGGAGGCCGCGTGGAAGCCGGAGACCACGAAGCTCCGCTACTGGTACTGGTGGTCAGACGCGCTCCGGTTTCGCTGCGACCGCATCCACTCCCGCACCGGCTACCGCTGGGCGGGGGCGACCCACGAGGGGCTCGTGCGGTGGGACGGGGCCGAGGTGCAGACGTTCAACGACGACGTGGTGATCCGCCACCACCGGCAGCCCGGCAAGATGCACAAGAGCGACCTGTCGCTGCTCCGCCAGGCGGTCCGCGAGAATCCGGCCGACGCGCGGATGCAGTGGTATTTCGCCCGGGAGCTCGACTACCTGGGCGACCCGGCCGCGGCCGACGAGCTCGGCAAGTATCTGCGGATGCCGGGCGGGGCTCCCAACGAGCGGTCCTACGCCCGGCGGGTGCTCTCGCGGATCGACCAGCAGGGCAGCAGCGTCCACATGCTCGGGGCGATGCTTGAGTCGCCGCAGGAGCCGGAGCCCTACTCCCACGTCGCCGGCATGGCGTGGGCGAAGCGCGACCCGGTGGGCACGCTCTACTGGGCTCGCCAGGCTCTCAACTGCCACGACGAGAGCCGCAGCCACGCGAGCGATCCCGCGGCGTACGGCGACCTGCCGGCCGATCTCGCGTATTCGGCGGCGTGGATGCTCGGGCTCCACGACGAGGCCCTCCGGCACGCCCGAGAGGCGGCCCGCCGAAACCCCGCCGACCCGCGGCACGCCGCCAACGTGGCGGCACTTGAGAGAATGACTGTAGAGGACGGACCCAAACCATGACCGCCATCGAAATACTCATCGCCGACTCGCTCGCCGCCAGTCTGTCGCTCGCCGCGTTCGACGGGGCGATCGGCGGCGTGGACGCGGTCCGCACCTACACCCCGGACTACACCACGGAGGAGCTGGCCGATCTCAAGGTCTCGGTGGTGCCCGGCCCTGTGGAGGTGACGAACCACACCCGGCAGGCCGACCTGTTCGAGTGCGAGATCCACGTCGTGATCGGCAAGAAGTTCGACGACGACGACGAGATCGACGACCTGCAGGAGCTGCGGACGAACATCGTGGACGCGATCCGCTCGCGGACGCTGCCGGTGAGCGCCCCGCCGATGCCGGAGGGCGTGGCGTGGATGGGCATCACCAACGCGGTCACGTTCGACCAGGACCAGGTGACGAAGTCGCGGGTGTTTCTGGCCGACATCGCGATCACCTACCGATACGCCAACGCGAAGGTGGGGTCTCCATGATCCCGCGCAGCCCGGGATTCTTCCCGCGCATCCCCAACCTCGTCGCCAACACGCCGTCGATCCAGGTGAAGGCGAACGTGGAGATGTTCTTCGACCGTGCGGCGGTGCAGGCCGCCCTGGACGAGATGGACCTGAAGGCGCTCTCGAAGGCGTCGATGCTCGTGAAGGACCGGGCGAAGCGGATCATCAAGAAGAAGGGGCTCGCCCGGCTCTCGACCAAGGTGCGAGCAGACTTCCCCGGGGCCGGCATCAGCACGCTCGTGCAGATGGGCGTGATCGGGCAGCGGGCGGGCAACACGATCATCCGCGAAGTGCAGCGGCCACCGGCGTCGCCGCCCGGCTCGCCGCCGTTCACGCACACGCCCTACGCCGGCCACTTCGCCAGCTACATCGGCTTCCGCCGCAACCTCTGGAACTTCTACGAGCAATCGACCCACTCCGCGGTCGTGGGGCCGAGCAAGAAGGGCCGGCCGATCCCGTACCTGCACGAGTTTGGCGGGAACGCTCAGATGATGACGTGGGCGTTTGTGCCGCAGATCCGCACGAAGCGCGGCGGTATGCGGCAGCCGATCGTGATGAAACTCCCGGTCGGGACGCGGCCCCGCAACGCATCGCGGTGGCAGCCCATGTCGATCGTCGAGGGAGCCCACTACCCGGCCCGTCCGTTCATGCAGCCGGCCATGCGGTTTTGCGTGGCGAACGGCTCGATCGCCAAGGCTTTTCGGGCACAGTTCAAGAACATGCCCGGGGCTCGTGGCACCGGCCATTTCCTTCGGATCATGTAGCCGTACTGGTATACTGACGTTCAGGTGGCCGTCGCCGCCGAAAACGCACAGGAGCACACCATGCCCGTCGCCCACTCATACAAACTCGGCAAGGACCAGCTTTTCACGTTCGGCACGTTCATCGCCAACAAGGACGTGAAGTCGGTCACGTACACCCGCGAGACGGCGGCCGAGGCCGAGGTGACGACGCGCGGCAGCGAGACGATCCAGGAGTTCGTGCCCGTGCGGTGGAACGCCGCGTTCGAGGTGGTCGTGCTCGACCACACCTGCGCGATCCACTCGACCGGCGTGCTGTCGGTCGGCGTGACCGGCTCGCTCGCGACGGGTCTCTACTACGTGAACAACATCGGCGAGCCGCAGGAGATCGACGGGGCCATCGAGACGACGATCAGCCTCCGGCGGCACGCGGGAGCCCAGCCCGTCTAGGCCGGCGAGTTGACGGGAGCGGACCGTGGCGACCAAGGCGATCACCTACGCGCTCGGCAGGAACTGCATCCTGCGCGTCGATGACCGCGAGCTGACCGGCGTGGCGGACGTGGTTCTGCGTCAGAGCTGCACGACCGTGGACGCGACTGGCTACGGCACTAACGCACCGGCTTCCGCCGTTGTGCTTCGATCGTACGACCTTGGATTCACGGTGCCGGATTTAGACACGGCTCGGTGGCTGTTTGAGCGTCGATTCCACTCGGTCAACGGCTTTCTGCTGCCGCAGGTCCTGCGCGTCGAGTTTGAGGGCGGGCTGTTTGATTTTTGGACGTATTTCACCATCCACGAAGTCGATGCCGACGAGCCGATCGACGGGGCCGTGATCCCGCGGTTTCAGCTTCGCGAGTGGCGCACTGATGTCGAGAGGGTGTAATGCACACGTTCAAGGACCGCACCGGGCGATCGTGGAACATGGAGGCCACCTACGGCTCCTACGCCCGCGTCCGCGCCCACGCCGGCGTGTCCCTGTTCGACATCGCGACCGAGCAGCGAAAGAGTCTGGAGCAGCTGGCCGACCCGTTCACGCTCGGGCAGGTGATATGGGCGATGGTCGAGAAGGAGGCCGAGGGCCGCGGCGTGACGCCGGAGCAGTTCTTCGCCGAGTTCGACGGCGAGACTCTCGACCGGGCATACACCGCGCTCATCGACGAGATGGTTTTTTTTTGCCAACCCCGCACGAGGAAGATCCTGGCAGCGACGGTCGAGCGGGTGAGGGCGGCGGAGGTGGCGGCCGGGCAGGTGGTCGAGCAGCGGATGCCGGAGATCACGGCGGCGATCGACGAGGAGATCGCCCGCTGGACCTCTGGGAGCTCGGGTACGAGCTCGCCGGCATCATCGGCGTCCACCCCGGCCCCTGGTCCCTCCGCGAGCTGCTCGCCGCCGTCCGCGGCCGGCAGCGAGACGACTGGAACCACACCGCAGCCCAGCTCGCCCAACTAGCAGAGATCCACCGCGACCCGAAGAAACGCTCCCGCCCCTACGACGCAGCCGAGATCCACCCCATGCGTGAGCGTAAGCCCACCACCAAGACGTTCACCGGCGACGAGCTGCAGGGGATGATATGAGCAGTGCATCCGCAGTCCGTGCCGGCCGGGCGTTCGTCGAGATCACGGCGAACGACACCCACTTCCAGCGGACGCTGAAGAAAACCCAGCACTCGATCGTCCGGCTGTCGTCCACGCTCAAGCGGGCCGGCACCGGGCTGGCGATCGCCGGCGGTGCGATGGGTGTGCCGATGCTGCTGGCGGCTCAGAGCACGGCGACGTTCCAGGACGCGCTCCTTGAGTTGCAGGGTGCCGTGTCCGACATCACGCCGGAGCAGATGGCGGCTGTCCGCGAGGAGTCGCTTCGGCTGTCGAAGTCGATGGGGATCGCCCCCACGAAGATCGCCCAAGCGTTCACGCTGCTTATCAAGGCCGGCATGGGCGTGGAGGAAGCGTTGGCCGGGGCCGGCCGGGCCGCCGTGGAGTTCGCGCAGGTCTCGGGAGTGGACGCGGCCCAAGCGGCCGAGTTCATGAAGGTGGCCATGAACGTGTTCGGGCTCAGTGCCCAGCAGGCCGCCGATACGCTCTCGGCCGCGGCCGACTCCAGCGAAACCACTATCGCATCCATGATCGAGTCGTTCGCCCTGGTGGCCAGCGTGGCCAAGGGGACGAACCAGTCCCTGTTCGGGCTGTCGCAGGGGCTGGCCGTTCTCGCGCGGTACGGAATCAGAGGCGAAGAAGCCGGCACCGGCATCAAGACGCTGCTGGTCAAACTTCTGGCCCCGACCAACGACGCGAGGGAGGCGCTGGCTCAACTGGGGCTGTCGATGGAGTCGTTTGTCGATAACAAGGGCAAGCTCCTGCCGCTCGCTCAGATCGCGGAGATTTTCGCGCAGGCGATGAAGGGCATGGACCGATCGGCCCGCGAGGCCATACTCAGCAACAAAGCGCTCGTCGATGTGTTCGACGTTCGCGGCATCCGCGTGATCCATGCGTTCGCCGAGCAGGGCGAAGCCGGATTCAATCGCGTGGCCGAGGCCATGGAAAGCAGCCGCACCGTCTCGCAGAAGTTCGAGATCGCCATGTCCGGGCTCACCGGCGTGGGCAACGCCCTCTTCGCTGTGGTCGAGCGGCTCGCGATCGCGTTCTCCGACCGCTACTTCACGGCGGCGGTCCGGGTCGCGGCTCAAGCCGTGATCCCGATCATCGACGCGATGTCCTGGCTGCTCACGTCCGTGCCGGTTCTCTCGCCGATCCTGGCGTCGGTCTCGGGGGCGATGGTCACGATCGGCGTGGCGGCTCTCGGGGCCGGAGCCATGTTGCAGTTCGTCAACTTCGGTCTCCGCGGCTACATCGGGTTCGCCGCCACGGCCACTCTCATGACCCGGGCTTTCAGCGTGGCGGTCGGCGGACTGACCGCCGCCCTCGTGGGCCTCCGGGCCGTGATGCAGGCGATCCCGGGGTGGGGTTGGGCGCTCGCCGCGATCACGGCCCTGGGCGGGCTGGCGTACTGGATGAGCACGGCGTCCACGCAGGCGGATGCCGCGTCCAAGTCGGGCATCATGCGCGACGCGAACCGCCCGCCGATGGCTGGCCCCGGTGCGGCCGGCATGGCCGGCGCGCAGCCCGGGCTCGGGACCGGCGACTCCGCGTCCACGTTCTCCGGGCAGATCGCCAGCCGGCTCGTGTTTGGCCCGTCGCTCACGGCGGCCCAAGAGACGGCCGACAACACCGGCCGCATGGCCGACGGGATCGACGAGCTCGTGCAGGCGACCATGCGTGGCGAGGCCGTTGGCGAGGACTCGCTGCAGGCGTTCGCAGCCGCGGGGGCCGCGGCCCTGGAGGCCCAGGTGTCCACCATCCCGCAGGTCTCGGCCATCCGCGGCGGCATCAAGGCCCTTACCCCCGTGATGGCCGGCGGCGTGGCGGCCCGCAGCGACCGCGACCTGCTCTCCGCCAGCGAGCGAACCGCGCTCGCCAGCGAGACCACGGCCGCCCTCATGCGGCAGATGATCCAGGCCAACGGACCGACCATCCAGTTCGCGTAGAGGTATTTCGATGGTTCTCGTCCCGGCCAACAACATGGAGCGCGTCGATTCCGGCGCGTCGTCGGTCACAGCGAACACCGACGGCATGATCTCGCGGGAGGTCTCCCTGCGGTGGCTGATCCACTCCGTCGAGACCTACACCGACGCCGAGCAGAAGGGCCGCGAGCTGGCCCCGCTCTACTACGACGGCCACCGCCGCGTGAGCCTTACGCCGCGGTCGGTCGGCAACGGCTGGTACGAGATCGAAGCGGTCTACGGCAACGCGGGCGTAAACGCTTACGAGGGGCGCGAGTTCATCAACGAGGACGGCGTGCCGATGGTGCCGGCCGGGCTGTCGATGGACACCACCGGCGGCAAGGAAACCGTGACGATCGCGTACCAGGGCGAAGAAGACGTCAACCCGATCGCCACGGGGTACGCGGAGAATCCGGCCATCGCCCCCAACTCCTACGGGGCGATCAACGTGTCGGGCGGCCGGGTCAACGGCGTCGAGATCACGGTGCCGTCGCTGTCGTGGAGCGAGACGTGGCTGGTCCCGGCGTGGTATCTGGTGACCGGCTCGAAGGAGCCGGCGATCAGAGAAAACGCGCAGGTCGAAGACGCGGACGACCCTTCGCAGCCCTACGCCCAGGTGCTGCACGAGATGGGCGGCATGGTGAACGAGGATCGGTTCCGGATCTTCGGCCCCGGTGAGGTGCTGTTTCTCGGGGCGAGGTTCGACGTGAACACGTCGTCCACGATGGTGCCGGTGACCTACTCGTTCGTGGCCCAGCGAAGCCGCAACGAGTTCAAGGTTGGCGACATCACGGTCACCAAGAAGGCCGGCATGGACTTTCTCTGGATCGTGTACGGGGACGAGGTGGACCAGAACTTCCCGGTCAAGAAGCCGCGATACGTCTACGTGGACCAGGTCTACCCGCGCAAGAAGTTTCTCGATCTCAAGCTCCCCGGCGGGCGGTGGTGGCCGCGGTTCTACCTGTCGGGCGGCAACACGTTCGAGCACCCGATCAGCGACGAGAAGAAGAACAAGGCATGAGCAACGCATTTCGCCGGGTGCGGCCCGGCGAGCCGGTGAAGATCGCGGCGACGGCGTGGAACCAGGTCATCGACCAGGTCCGCGTTCGGCCGCAGTTCGACGCGGAGGCGAGCGATGTGCCGCAGGTCAACCACCGGGTCCGGGTGCGAAACTTCACGACCGGCCCGCTGGAGCGGTGGGGCGTGTTGCAGATCAACGCGATGCTGGAGACACCGACGGGCACGACGGGGCCGGCGGCCGACTCGTTCCAGTCGTGGCCGGGCGTGGTTGGGGTGGTGCCGGGCCAGAGCGACCCGGACGGGCCGGTGGGCTATGTCGTGGCCGTGGAGCCGATCGCGGCCGGCGAGATCGGCCAGGGGGCGATCGCCGGGGTGGTCCAGTCTCGCGTGGTTGTGCGCTGCGAAAGCCACCGATACGCCCGCCCGGTTAAGGACCAGGCCGGCTACATGGAGTCGGCGGACGCCGGCCCCTTTCGCCAACTGTGGCGCGGCACGGGGGTGTCCGGAGTGACCGGGGCGTGGTCGCTGTTGATGTTCAGCTCGGAGACCGACCCGACCACGATCGAAAACTACTCCACCGGCTCGGTCCAACTGCTCGGCCACGGCAAGCCGACCACCGGGGCCAGCGGCTGCGACGCCGGGCTCCAGTGGTACAGCGTCACCGAGTGCTCGGGCACCCCGTCCTATACGTCGAGCTACTTTTTCTGAGGTCACCATGCCCGAAGCATTTCGCTCCTACGCATACAAGCTCTCCACCACCGGCACGACCTACGTGGCGACCGGGGTGACCGGCACGACGGGCGTGACCGGCGTGACCCTGGTCCGCTCGATCAACGTCGCCAACGTGGACACCAGCAACGCGGCGACCGTGACCGTCCGGATTCACCAGGGGGCGACGGGCTACGCCCTCGTCGCGAACGCGAACGTCTCAACGGGCGTGCGATACCAGGTGCTCGACGCCCCGCTGGCGGTCCGGCAGGGCGAGTCGATTTCGGCGACGGCGTCGGCGGCCGACCGGCTGGAGGTTGTGGTGTCGGCGCTGGAGATCACATGACGTCGATCACTTGGAAGGACGGCGGGCCGCTGATGGTTGGCGGAGCGATCGGTGGCAGCGAGTCGTGCTGCTGCGAGAATCCGCCGCCGCCAGTGTGCGTGTGCTCGGATGGCTGCACATTATTTGCCGAGCTCTCGTCTCCAGAAGACATCGCAGTCAAGACTGCGCCAAGAAACTGCGTGCCGCCATTCGGCGAAGTTTTAGTTTCACGTACGGTGCCAGGTCACCCTTTTACTGAGGATCTTGGGTATGGATTTGATATCTGGAACGACCCATTTCAGCCGCCGCGAAAGGAGTCTCGCGCGCTGCTAGCCGGAAGCTCGGTTGTTCGAGTTGAAAAACGGGGATCGTGGCAAAGGGAACCCGGTGGAGAGCTGGAGTATCTGCAGGCGCGCCTGACTTTGGTGGCGAGTGTCGCGATTGGGTGCGGCGGTGGAGACAATCCCTGGGAGATTGAGGTTAGGCAAATCGTAGACTTCGATATCTTTGATTTCATCGAAGGCACCAGCACAGAGCTGGCAAGCTATTTCCAATACAGCGAAAAGGTTTTTTCTGTTCCTAGCGACTGCTTTTATGGCGACCTTGCCGGCCGCGTCTGTCTCGATCGCAGGCCCACGCCGCAGGACGGCCTGAAGTTTCCGCAGACTCCCATCAGCGTGTCGATCTCGGGACGAACGGTCACTATCTTTGGACAGGAGCACGAACTGGCCGGCGGCAACTGGTTTGGCCCCGGCGAACGGCCGGCACTGGTTGAGTCTGAGATTGACAACTTTTCTGCCGAGTTCCAGATCACCTCCCGCCGCTCCTGCCTATCCGCACCGTGCAACTGCACCGCCGCGGCCGGCACGGAGTGGACGTTCAGCAACGGCACCCGCTCGAAGACATTCACGCACGGCACCGACGATGTGGAGTGGGGCGGAGCGCCGTATTACTGGTCGTGGGATGGGGTCGGCTACTTGGTGCTGGAGATTTTCGACCCCGCGGACTACGTCCCCGGGCTCGGCGGGCTCGTGATCGAGCGGCACACCGTGCAGATCACTTGCGACACGGTAGACGATGTCTCGACATGGATGGCCAGCGTCTTCTCGCAGTGCATCCAATACGACAACGTCCCGCAGATCACGCACGAAACCTATGACGAGTGGGCCGGCGTCCTGGAGTGTGTGCCCGGCTGCGAAGACGAGCACCGTGCGGCTGGGGATCCCGTACTCGATGGAGATCTAGTCGATGTCGAATATCTCGGACGAAGCACCGCAGTCGGCACCACCGAATGCACCCCGCCGCCCCGAATCTCAATCAGCGTCAAGCAGATCGCAACTTGTTGAGCGTTACCGGGCCGCCCGGGCCGCCCGGGCCGCAGCCGAGCCGGTGGTCATGCCCGGGCTCCTGGAGCGGGCCGGCAGTTTCGCACGCTCCGCCGTGCGGCACGTCGCCCAAGGTGCCCCCCGCTGCACCGACGAGCAGGTGGCCGAGCGGTTTGCCATCTGCCAGCAGTGCGAGCACTACACCGGATCGGCGTGCCGAAAGTGTGGGTGCGGCGTGAGCGGCCAACGCGGTCTCGTGTCGAAACTCTCGTGGGCCGGCGAGTCGTGCCCGGCCGGCAAATGGGGGCCGGTTACCGGGGTTGACGCCCCTCCGCAGCCGTAGACACTCGACCAGGTGGACGGCGGTACACCGTGGAGGTGCCGATGGCTGATCGTCTCGTGGATCGGATCGCGGACAGGGTTTCGCGGCTGGGGCGGCGGCCCCGCAACTTCTTCGAGCGGCTCCCGCCGGAGGCGCAGGCCGAGCTGCTCGACGTTCGCCGGCGGTTTCAGACCGGCGAGTTGCAGACCTCCGCGTCGGCTCTCGCCGACCTCTTGATCGAGGAGTCGGCGGCCGACGGGATCGAGTTGTGCGGACCCCAGGGGCTGCGGGTATGGCTGTCCAGAAACGACTGACCGACCGGGTGGTCGAGCGTGCCGAGCAAGCCGACCGGCTCGCGGCCGACGCCGAGATCGCCCGGCTGCGGTCCGAGGTGGCGTCGTACCGCAAGCGGTACAGCGACGCCCTCGCGGCCATCGACCGCGAGCGTGACCGGGCCGACGCGGCCCTCTCGCTCCGCGGGCTGGAGCCGGTGCGGAGCAAGCCGGTCGGCAAGCGGACCGCCAAGCGGCACGCGGCCACCATGGTTTTCATGCTCTCGGACATTCACTGCGAGGAGCGGGTGGACCCGGCGACCGTCAACGGCGAGAACGACTACTCGCTCGACGTGTGCCAGCGGCGGCTCGACGAGTTGCAGCGGCGGCTGTTCACGATGCTCGACCACGAGCGGGGGCTGGCCGACATCCGGCGGATGGTGGTTTGGCTGGGCGGCGACTTCATCACGGGGCACATTCACCCGGACTGCGTGGAGGTGACGCAGCTCACCCCGCCCAACGCGACCAGGTGGATCGGCGAGCGGCTCCGCGGGATGCTCGACGCGATCGCCGAGCGGGTCGAGTCGGTCATCGTCTGCACCAACGCGGGCAACCACGGGCGGAGCACCGAGAAGCTCCGGATCGCCACCGAGCTGGATCACTCGTGGGAGCAGCTCATGTACCACACGCTCGCCCGGGAGGAGCGAAACGCCAACGTCGAGTGGCGGATCGCGACCGGGCACCTGGGCTACGTGGACCTGGACGGGTTCATCTTGCGGACGACCCACGGCCACTCGATCCGCTACGCCGGCGGCGTCTACGGGTTGGCCCTGCCGGCGTCGAAAGCCATCGCGGCGTGGGACGTGAGCCGCCGGGCCGACCTGACGATATTCGGCCACTACCACAACTGGGGTTGGCTCCGCGGTGCCCGCTACGTCTCGAACGGCAGCGTCATCGGCTACTCCCCGTACGCGGTGTTCATCAAGGCGAGCAGCGCCGAGCGGCCCTGCCAGGGGCTCGTGGTGATCGACCACGGCCGGCACGAGGTCACGAAGGCTTACCCGCTGTTTTGCGACGCGGACCTGCGGGGGACCGCATGACGCTTCTCTCCGACGACTACATCGCCAAGGCCACGGCCGACGCTCGCCGCTACCAGGGCCAGTGGTGCGGCACGGCGGGCAACCTTGCCGCACACACGATGCGGCTCATCCGCGAGCGCGAAAGGATTCTCTCGATGCTGCATCTACGCGACGGGGTTCGGATCATCGGCATCGCCGGCCACATCGGTGCGGGCAAGAGTCTGGTGGCGTCCATGATCCCGGATTCCACTCACATTCAATGGGCCGACCCCATATACCGCGGGCTGTCGGCGATGTTCGACGTGCCCGAGGAGGTTTTGCGGGGCCGGGTCCAGAAAGAGGGGGCGATGCCGGGGGCCGAGACCACGGTGCGGCACTGTCTCCGCACGCTCGGCACGGAGTGGGGCCGCGACCTGATCCACCCGGACCTGTGGGTTCGGCTGACGATGCAGCGTATCGACATGCTCGCGGACCAGACCGGGGCCAACGTCTTCGCCATCTGCGGCACGCGGTTCCCCAACGAAGTCGCCGCGATCCGCGAGCGTGGCGGGGAGGTGTGGTGGGTGAGCCGGCCCGGCGATGAGCCGGCCGACTGCCCGCACGTCAGCGATCGGATGATCGGTCGCGACGACTGCGACGTGGAGATCCAGAACGGCGGCACCATCGACCAGCTCCGGGCATCGGTTCAAGCGGCATGGGCGGATTTTCTGCGCGCCCGCGGCGTACCTGAACACCCGTACAATGGTGAATAGAGACCATGGACTCCCTATTTCGCCAGACCGCCCGCGGCCGTGAGCCGCTCGCATCGTCGAGCGAAGCGGGGCACCACGTTCACTACCAGCCGTCGCGTCGGGTTGGGATCGGCTCGATCACCAGCCGCCGGCCCGGGCAACCCAAGCCGCTCACGTTCTACGAAATGCTCGCCCTTCAACTCGGCGTCACGCTCGCCGAGGCCAAACGACTCCACGCTCTAGGAGAGACTCGCTGATGGCCAACTCCCTCTCGGTCGCGGGCAACACCCGGATCTCGTGGTCGCTGTCGGACGCGGACGCCCAGCCGCAGGTGTCGATGTCGGCGCAGCGCTCGTCGGCCCGTGCGATCACCAACGGCACCGGCCCCAACCAGGCCACCGTGGCGTTCACCACCGCGCTCACGATCACGGGCGTCGGGTCGTCCACGATCAACGTGAACGCGGCCCCGGTGACGTCGTTCGGGTTCGCCGGCAAAGCCGTGTTCACCAACATCCGCGAGATGCTGGTCTCGGTGCCCACCGGCCCGACGGGCGGCTGGGTGCTGTTCTCCGCACCGACCGGCACCACGGGGGCCACGGGCGTGGCGGTTCGCGTCGGCGGCCAGCTGCACCTGGTGGACTACCTCACCGGGATCTCGACGGCCACCGGGGCGTGGACGTTTCAGAACGGCCCGACCGGCACGTACGGCGTGGACTTCACCGCGATCGGTCTCGGCTCCTACGCGGACTGACCATGACCGCTGACTTCAGCCGCGTCGAGCTCTACCTGTCGGACGCCCGCAAAGCCGCGGCGGACGGGCTGACGTGGGCGGAGTTCGGCGAGCTGCTCGTGGCGTTCTTGAAGATCGCCATGGCCATGTACGACGAGGTCGCGAGCATGACCGGCGACCAGAAGAAAGCCGCCGTGCTCGCGGGGGTTGGCCGGCTGTTCGACGTGGCCGCCGACAACTGCATCCCGCTCGTGCTCTGGCCGGTGTGGGGGCTCGCCCGCGGCCCGGTCCGGCTCCTGGTGCTGGCCCTCGCGTCCGGGGCCATCGAACAACTTCTCCCGCTCGTGAGGGTCCGATGATCGTTCTCGCTCTGATCGCCGCCGCGGCCGTGGCGTTTGGCTGGCCGCACCTTGCCCCGCTCGCCGAGCGGGCTCGAGCCGCGGCCCCCACGCTCACGCCCCGCCACTACGCCGGCATCGCCCTGGTGGCGGCGGCGATCGCGTACGGGTTTGCCCCCGCCCCCGGCCCGGCCCCCGGCCCGTCGCCGGCCCCCGACCCCGGCCCGCTGTCGCTGCGGGGTCTGTTCGCCGGGCCAACGGCGTCCGAGGACGCCGTCTTGGTGGGGGCCATGTGCGACGAGATCGCGGACGAGATCCAGTTTTCGTCGGGCCAGCCGGAGGGCTATCTGGCCACCGGGGTGGCTGTCGATGAGCTGCGGCGGCGGGTCCGCGAGTTTCGCTGCCGGGGTATTTCGATCGGCGACCGGCAGCCGGCCGCCCGGGACGCGATCGCCAAGTTTCTCGAAGGGGCGGTCGGCACGGACGGCGGCCCGCTGAGTGCGGAGCAGCGGTCGGCGTGGGTGGCGGCGTACCGCGACGTGGGGAGGGCGGCGACCGATGCGGCGAAGTAGCGAATGGACGTGGTCGGCGATCGCGTTCGTCGTGTTCGCGGCGGTGCTGGGCACGCTCGTGTCCCGCTACGTGTCGCGGCTCGCGGACAGGGTCGAGACGAACTACGGTTACCTGCCGGACCCGGAGGGGACGCGGGAGTTTCTCCGCGAGCTCGACCAGCCGATGTTTCGCCAGGCCGGGGCCGAGGTGATCGCCGGGGCCAAGGGCCACGACGCATACCTCTATCGGTTCGCTGACCGCTGCCACCGGCAGAAGTACGGCAAGCCGTTCGGGCCGTGGAACCAGGGGCCGCACGGGTCGTGCGTGTCGTTTGGCTGGGCGATGGGCTCCTACGTTGGCCAGTGTGTTGACCACGTCGCCGGCGGGCTGGCGGAGTGCCCGCTGCTGGTGGCGACCGAGCCGATCTACGGCGGCTCGCGGACCGCGGGGCGGATGCCGCCGGTGGTCACGGCCGGGTATTCGGACGGCTCCTACGGCGGGGCCGCGGCCCGCTGGGTGTCCGGCCGGTGCCGCGACACCACCGTGGGCGGGATCCTGTACCGGCAGAAGTACGGCGACGTCGATCTCTCGGCGTACTCGATCGACCGCTCCCGGGCGTGGGGCAACTCGGGCGTGCCGAAGGCGCTCGCGGTGCTGGCCAACCAGCACACCGCCACGGCGGTCGCCCTCTGCGAAGACTGGGACTCCCTGGTCTCGGCTCTTGAGTCGGGCATGTGCGTCCCGGTGTGCTCGAACGTCGGGTTCGCCAGCGGCGACCGCGATGCCGATGGGTTCTGCCGGCGGGCGTCCACCTGGAATCACTGCCTGGTGGCGATCGCGGTGAAGTACGCCAAGAACAACGGCCCGGGCTCCGCCACCCCGATGAAGAATCCCCGTGACGGCGTCCTGCTGATGAACAGCTGGGGCTCCTACGTGGGCGGGGGCAAGCATCCGCTCGATCAACCGGACGGGAGCTTCTGGATCACGCGGGCCGACGCCGAAGCCATTCTCGCCCAGGGCGATTCGTTCGTGATCGGCAGCGTGAACGGGTTCAAGTATCGCGACCTCGACCACGCCGGCTGGCTGCAGCCGGCCCCGGCCCCGACCGACGCCGCCACGGTGCCGGCAGTCAATCACCACCTCGCCCTTTGAGTGTTGTCATGACCAAACGCGCCATCGTGCTCTCGTGTCTCGCGTGTCTCGTGGCCGGTTATTTGGCCGCTTCGGTCCCGGGCTTCGACCCCGTCAACCCGTTCAACCCCCGGCCCCAGCGGCCGTTTCTCAAGCTGGTTTCGCGGCTTGCGAAACTCGGGTTGTGGGTCACGGTTTTCGCCGAGCCGGCCCCGCGGCCGGTCGAGCAGCAATACGCCGCCGCACACTGTGACGACCGGACCATGATCTGCCACGCGGAGGGATGGTGATGCTGCAACTTGTCGTTTGGGTCGTGTTCGGATGGATCGCCGGCTCGATCGCGGAGTGGTTGTGGCCACCTGCGAAGCCGCACGCCAAGTGGCAGACGATCGCCATCGGCGTGATCGGATCGGTGGCCGGTGGTTTGGCCGGTTCGCTCGTGAGCGGCGACCACTACCGGCCGGCCGGGATCGTGCTCTCGGTGCTCGGGGCGGTCGCGTGCATGTTCGTCTGGCGCAAACTCGACGAGGTGAAGCCGTGAGCATGGTGTGGCGGTGGGTTATTTCGATGCTGGTCTGGCTGTCGGCCGACCACGAGCGGATCGCCACCGAGCCGGCCCGGGCGGCTGCGGCCGTGGCGGTGGCCCGCGCGTCGATCCTCGAGCAGCTCGAGGCCCGGCCCCTGCCGCCGGCCCCGCCGGGGCCGACGGCGTGCAAGTGCTCGAGCACCTGCGTGCGTGGGTCGTGGCGGCCCGATGGCCGCATCGAGGCCCGGTGCGACTGCACCTGCCCGCGGTGCGTGGCGGAGCGGGCGAAGCCCGGCACGGTTCGATCGGGGACGTGCTCGTCGGGCACCTGCCCGCCCCGGTGAGGGTTGACCCGTGAACGACGCGATCGTCCAGCTGCAGGCACACGTACGCTACCGGCTGGGCACGCGGGTGACCTACGCCCATGCGTGGCGGGTCGATGCCCTGAGCCGGCTGGTGCTCCGGCATTGGCCGCACGCCCACCTGGAGGATGCCGTGGTGGCCGGGGGCCGCCACTCGATCGCGGTCACCCATGCCATGACGCTCATGCGGTCGCAGGTCCGCGAGCAGTGGGAAGCCCGGCACGGGTCGGGGCCGCTATGGGATCTCGTGCTGGGCGGCACGGTCACGGCCACCGGCATGATCCTGCTCGATCTCTGGTGGCCGAGCCCGGGGTGGCGGTCGATCCTGGTGGCGATGTCGCGGTCACTGGCTGACGATCGCCAGCACGGCGTCGATGGCGTCGTGGATCGCCCGGGCCAGTTGTGAGTCTGTGCCAAGCTCTTGGCCGATCCGCACGAGCACGAGCGAGCGGACGATGGCGGACCATTTTGTAGCGCTCATGTTTTCGTCGTCTCCGGCGGCGGAGTTCTCGGCGATCCGTAGCACGGGATTTCTCTGGCCGGGAATCCCTCTTGCGTCCGCAGTTGGTAATCGACGGCGTGTCCCCACGCCCACGCGGTCGATGGTTTCGGTGCAAGCCACGGGGGCGTCAGCATATTGCGGAGCCGGATGATTTCGGCCGCAGCACGCTGCGACACGCAGGGCTCGGATGTGCCGCAGTCACGGCAACCTTGCTCTCCGCTCGTCCAGTTGCGGTGTGTCGCCATCAGTTCATCGACTATGTCTACCTGCCCCATGCCATAGCCTCCTGTGCCAAGAGTTGAGCCGGAAACGATGCTACGTCAACGTCCGCCGGGCTGGTTGTCCATTCGTAGGTGACGCCGTCCGGATGCCGGGACGGGGGCAGCACGGACTGAGCGGCCCGCCCACCGAGCCGTATTTCGATCGAGTCAAACTTCACGACCGCCGACTCCGGCATCCACGGCTCCCAGCGAAAAAGCCGGTGCTCTCCCCGGGCCGACCGCCAGGTCGGGGTGGGCAGGTCGAGCACGCCGAACGCGGCCAGCTGCTCCCGGCCGGCGGGGTCGTCGTACTCGACGTCCACCACACCGGACGACGGGCCGAGCAGGAGCCCCACGTTGTCCCCGGCGGCGAGCCACCGGGCCACGTCGTCCGGGCTGGTTGTGCCACGGTGCTGCCAGCCGGTGCCGAGCGGGCGTTTCGCCCGGCGGGCGACGCGGACGAACCGGCAGTTGGCGGCGGCGAGGGATTCGATGGGGGTCATGCGGCGGGCTCCTGGTTTTCCATTTTCCGGAAAGTGGAATATCCCCGCCGGCGAAGTGCCGGCGGGGTGGGTTGTCGGTCAGGCGATCACGATGGTTGTCCGGCCGCCCCGCGGTCCGCCGGTCAGCCGGGCGTGCAGGTCGTGGGCTTCGGCGAGAATCTGGCTGATGCCCCGGCCATTCTTCTGAGTGGCGGCCCACCGGCCGATCTCGTCCACGCGGGCGATCAGCTCCGCGGCGGTGCTATGCCGGTTGTTGCGGATACCTTCGAGCTCGCGGGCGGCGTGGGTGATCGTCATGGTATGGGTTCTCCTGGTTGTGGCTGCGGGTTTCGTCCCGCGTTGGCCTAGTTATATTCGATCGGCAAATAGGTGTCAAGTGGTGAGAAAAGTTTTTTTGGTTGTGGGGTCAGGCCCGGCCGTCGGCCTTGTGGATCCGGGGCCGGCCGCGGCCGACCGGGTCGCGGGTCCATTTCTCGCACGCGGTGCGAAGGGCGAAGTAATAACCGTCGATCTCGATCCCGGCGATGCCCCCGGCCCCCGGCCCCTTCTTGACGAGCTCGCGGAGATAGTAGCGTGAGACCCCGGCGAGCCGGGCGCCGGTCTGAATCGAGACGTACGCTTTGGGGTCGATCTTTGCCATGGGAGCATTATTGCCGGGCGGCTGCGGCGGTCAAGCCGGGTTGTCTGCTGGTTGTGCATGGGTTGTCCGTCAGTCTTCCACCGTGGCGGCGGCGATCACGTCGCGGTCCGACAGCGACATCCATCGGGGGTGGTCGAAAAACGACTGGACGACCCCGGCTATAGCCGCCGCGGCGGCGGTGCTGCTGAATCCGCGGCCGTCCAGCCGCGGGGCGTCCAGGTCGGCGGGCGTCCAGTCTCCGACCGTGTCCCCCGTGTCGTCCCAGCCGAATCCGTCTTCGGATTCAATCTCCACCGGGCAGCCCGGGTTATCCCAGTCGGCCCGGATCCGAAACTCGATCCCGCGGACGGTGGCGGCGATGGTGCGGCGTGTCATTGGTTGTGCTCCTGGTTGTGGGCTATGGGTTGTCGGGTGGCGATGTGCCAGCCGGCCCGGTTCCCGCCGTCCCCGGCGGGGCGGCGGTGGCCGGGGCGGCCGGGCGTCAGCCGTCCAGGTGCTCCGCGAGCGCCCACGCGGCCCGGGCCGCGGCGGCGGCGATGTCGTCCACGCTCGGCCGGGCACGCTTCCCGCCGCGGCGGCGGCGGGCCAGCTCCGCGGCACAATAGTTGATCTCGTCGGCGTAGTACCCGTGGTTGGGCTGGTCCGGCCATGCTTCGAGCGTGGCGCGGCAATCGGCGATCACGTAAAGCAGTTCGGCGTCCGATCGGCTGCGGCACAGTTTGGGGTAAGCCGCGTGGTCGATGTGCTTCGTGGCGGCGGGGTGGTCCATCCAGCCGGTCGCGTTGGTTGTGGTGCTCATGGTCTCGGGTCTCCGTTGGGGTTGGTTGTGGGTTGTCGGGCGACGCGCCCGGCATCCCCCTGGCCGGCCGCGGCGGATGCCGGGGCCGGCGTGGGGGCGGCCGGGATCAGGCCGCAGGGGCGATCACGCGGCGATCGGCCGAGACCGCCGCGAGAATGTCGGCCGCGGCCTGGTTGTCGCGGGCGATCGTGTCGCGTGTTTCGGTCGTCGTGTAGACGTCGATATCGCCGATCGTCCATCGGCCGGCCGCGTCGCGGTAGACCGTCACGCGGGCGACGCGAGATATCACACTGTCAACGTGATCGGGCAGGTGACACCAATACTCGCGGGCATCATCGGCCCGCATGAAGCCGCCCGCGGCCGGGCGGCTCCACGATTCCAGGGCCGCGGCCCCGTCTTCAATCTGCTGGCAAATGGCGTCGCGGTCCGCGGCGGTTAGCTTCTGGTCGATGGTCATGGTCTCGGCTCCTGGTTGTGGTTGTGGGTTGTCGATCCGGCGGGTTGCCGGGCCGGCCCGGTCTCCCCTGCCCCGCGGGCGGGCAGGGGGTAGCGGGGCGGCCGGGCGTCAGGCCATCCCCTGCGTCGAGACCTGCTCGCGGGTTGTGGCGCGCGCGGCCAGGCCGCGGGCCATGTAGGCGTCATGCGCGGCGGCGGCGGCCTTCACCTTGTCGGCCAGGCCGGCGAGCACGTCCGCCGGGCGGTCCAGCCGTCGCGAGTCTGCGCCTAGGATGGTCGCGGAGATGATGCCGGCCGACAGCCAGGCCAGGTCCCCCGCCCGCGGGTTGTGTTTGCGGCCGCGAGCAAACCCGGCCACGAGCAGGGCCTTTGCAAGGGTCGTGCTCTTGCGCTCGCGACGCTCGTGGCGGAGCGCGTCGCGGAGCGAATGCGGCTGGCTGCTTCCCATGTAGTCCACCACGTAAGACATCGCCGAAAAGGCCGCGTCGATCGTCCGTCGTTCGGCCGCAGTGTAGATCCAGGCATTCATGGTCTCGGTCTCCGTTCCTAGGGTTGTGGGCCGGTTTTCCCGCCGGCCCGATCGGGTTGTGCAGTTATAGCCGTTCGGCAAATAGAAGTCAAAATGGTGCGGGGGCAAGGTGCTCGCGAGTACGGGGCCGGCCGGCGGTCGGGTGACGGGCGAACCACTGGCAATCGGCCAGCGACACCCGCCAGTTGCGGCCGGCCTTGTGGCCGCGGACCTTCCCGGCCTTCACGAGTTGCCGCAGCCATTGTTCGGTCACGTCCGCGATCGCGGCCCCCTCGACCAATCCGATGAAGGTCTCCGCGGCCCCGTTGGCCGCGGCCACATCCGCGAGCCGGGCGATCGTCTCCGCCATCACCTGGTCGGCCGGTCGCATTGTCGGGGCCGACTCCGCGAGCACCGCGAACAGCTCATCGGCGGACATTCCACGGTCCGTGGCGGACACGTCCAGGCCGCGAACGTAGGTGGCATCCCCACCGGCGAACGCGGCCCGGTTCCGGGCCTTCCAGTGTCCGCCGTGCTCGTCGCCACAACTGGCCGAGAAAGCCCCGCGGCGGAAGTCACCGATCCGCTCCACCTCTGCGGCCTCCAGCGACCGGGCCTCACGGTACGCTGCGAGCACGTCCGCCCAATCGAGTCCGGCGGCGGCGGCGGTGGCTTTGTGTTCGTTCGTGTTCATCGTTGGTCTCTCCTCGTGACGCCCACAGTATATGCCGATCGGCAAATAGGTGTCAAGTACTCCACCAAAAAAAATCGAGAGGCCGCGAAACCGCGGGCAATCGGCGGGAGTTATTGCCGAGTGGACATTTGGCAAACGCGAAACCGGACCGGGGCCGGTGGTGCTCGTGACGGTCCGCGCGCGGGCGGAGACCTGGTGAGCGTCGCGGCCATGGTCGCGGTCGGTCGGTCGGTCGGTCGGGCGTCGTCGTCGTCGTCACCAGCTTTCCGGGCCGGACAGGATGGCCGGCCATCGGCCGGCCATCGAAATACCAGCCGCGGCCGGCTGGGGGGCGATCGAAATACCCCACGCGAGGGGGTGCCCCATCGAAATACCACCTAGGGGGGGTGTGTTGCGTTTTGCAACACCCCCACCTAGGTGGGTAGTAACGGGGGCGTTGCGCCCCCCACCGCGGGGGGGTCCTTGGCCCCGCGGCACGCGGGGTGCCCCGGCTGCGAACTACACCCAATCGATGACTGCCGCCCGAAAGGCCCCCAGGAGCCCCAGGACGCCCGCCGCTGATCGCGGCGTGCTCACGCCGCGGGATCCTCTTTCGCCCGGAACTGGAGCACGTCCGGGGCCGCCGGCGGCGGGTCGTCGAGGTTCAACGGCGGCATGGCGATCGCCCCGCCGATGTCCGTGGGGCAGATCGCGGGGTCCACGTAGACCCGCTGGAGATTCGGATCCGAGTGATCGAGCAGCAGCGTGGCCGCGGCGGTCCCGCCCTTGAGGGCCGCGTAGCTCGCCGCGGTGCGGCGAAGCCCGTGGAACCCCCGATACCGCACCCCGGCCGACTCACACAACACTTTCAGCGACGCCCACTGCGACCTGGTCCGCCGATCCCACGGCCACACCAGGTCGTCGGGGCCGCGGCGGTGCTCCGCGAGCATCGCCGCCAGCTGCGGCGTGATCGACCGCTCGATGTCGCGAGTCGAGCCCTTTCTGGTCGCCCCGAGCAGCACGATCCGGCACCGCTCCAGGTCCACCTGTCCCCAGCGGAGCGCGGTGAGTGCCGAGAATCGTTCGCCCGAGCACACCGCGGCGTAGATGAGAGTCGGCCACCACCATCGGGCCGGCAGCCCGCCGACCTTGCCGATCCGCCGCTTGCCGAACCGAATGAGCCTCTCCACGTCTTCGGCCGTGTAGGCCCGGCCGACAGGCAGCCGTGTCGGCACCTTGATCTTCGGCAGCTCCGGAAACTCCGCGGCCCACCGCTTGCGGGCGGCGTAGGTCCAGACCGCGGCGATCATGACGCGATCCTTTCGCACGCTCGCGGGACTGGGCCGCCGCCCGGCCCACGCGATCGTCTCGGCCCGCCACCGCAGGTAGCGGGCGACGACCAGGTCGTCGAAGTCGTCGGTCGTCGCCGGCCGACCCAAGAACCGCTCGAACCGATCCCACAGCATCCGGTACAGCCCGGCCGTGTGGGGCTTCAACTCCCGCAGCAGAGCGTACCGCTCCGCGACCTCCCGAACCGTCATGGCACACATCGTCGTCTCTCCTTCATGGTTGATCGGGGCAGACTACCACACCTGCACGCCCGTACATCCATGACGGTGGGGGGTACGACCCCCAGACTTCGACTCCCCTCGCCTCCACTCGACATCTGCCCGGCACCCCGACTCTCTCACCGCGACGACTCGCAAGCAAGCAACGGGTTCGAGCGGGGGCAGTCGGGGGGCCGGGGCAGGTTGGACAGTTGATTCGGCTGACGCCAGCGTTAGTATGGAGACATGATCGTGGCGCTACCTCCCAACCGCAAGCTGATCGGCACCCGCGACGCCGCCAAGATCCTTGGCATAAGCATGGGGCGGCTTCGCCAGCTCGCCCTCGACGGGACGGTGTGGAGTGACCACGCCGCAGCAAACGCTCGTGTGTTCGACGAGACAGAGATCCGCAAGCGGGCCAAGGTGCCCAGGACTACTGGGCGCAAGCCCGGCGGATTTCGTGCCGGCTGATTTCAGCGGCTTTTTCATGGGGACTCCTTCTCGGAGAACCCTCTTGACACGTTCTGACGCTCGCGTATATTTCCGCACCGTCGTTCATACGCTGTCGTCTGAACGACGCGGGCCGAGAAGTTTCGACTCCTCCACTCGACGTTTCTCGCGGGCCAGACCGCACAAAAAAACGAGTTGACCAACAACTGAACTTGCGTACACCTAGGACATGCCACTCATCACGGTGATGGGTGGGCCACTCAGGCGAGGGACGCCGATGAAAACGCGAAAGAAAGCATCGGCGGCCCGACTCACGAAGGGAGCCGGTCATGGACATGGACGTCGAAATCAGAAACCTGCGGACCAAGGGCCGCGAGATCGAGGAGATCGCGGAGCTGTACGGGCTGGACGTGGCCGACGTGGAGGAGAGGCTGGCGTCGGCGTGGCGGGATCCACGATTCGGCGGGAAGGCCGAGCCGAACGAGTATCTCATCATGCTGGAGGCGAGCGCGGTGCGGATGCACTGGTCGCCGGAGGAGGAGTCGCGGCGGCGGGGGCACCACAACGGGTGGACGCCCCCGGATGCGTCGGAGTCGATCTTCGCGAAGCCCGTCGCGAACTTGCGGTACAGGTCTGCGTGACCGCCGGCACCCTGCGGGCCAGAGCCCGGGACGCCATGGACTGCTGCCACGGCCGGCTGCCGCTCAACGAGACGATCGACCTGTCGATCGACGAGCGGATCGAGCAGGGCGATGCCGAGGCACTGTTCGACGCTGTCGTCGAGGCCATGGAGACGCTCGCGGACCTGCAGGACCGGATCGCCGAATCGTACATGTGTGACGCCGACACCATGCGGCGGCTCGCGGCCGTGCGGCTCCGCAAGGAGCTGACGGGCCGGGACTGGCGTGGTGCGGCGTGGCCGGAGCAGGAGACCGCCGCGACGGATCGCGGCGGGAGGGAGGCCGGCGGAGCCGGTCGCTGACAGGACGGACACCCGGCGAGCCACGGTAGGCAAGCCGGCCAATACACGGAGGGGCTCGTGCTGATTCTCAGCCGCTACCAGGGACAGGCAATCCGGATCGGTCCGGACGTGACGGTCGTGGTGACCGCGATCAAGCAGGCCAACGGCTGCCGCCCCATGGTGAAGCTGGGCATCGACGCGCCCCAGTCCATCACGGTGATCCGCGAGGAAATCGAGGAGCGATATGGCGCACCAAACGACAGCGACCAGCGATGCCGCGAGGCGTCGGGAGGCGAAGCAGGCACTGGGGCTCGCCCGTGCGTGCCGGCTTCTCCGAGCAGTGAATCTCATGCTCACGTCCGCGGCGGCTGTCCGCGGCCAGAGCAGGGTGTTTGATGGCGACCTGCGGATGGTCCGCGAGGCCGCAGAGCTGATGAACGATTGGGCCAAGGACGAGGGCACAAAAACATGAAGATCACAAGAGGTATCCGACAGACACCGAGCCGCGTGGTGATCCACGGGGTCGAGGGCATCGGCAAGAGCACGCTGGCGGCGCAGTTTCCGAACCCGATCGTGCTCGACACCGAAGACGGCACCAACCACCTGGACGTGGCCCGGGTGACGTGCGGCGACTGGGCATCATTCAAGGCCGCACTGGTATCGCTGTCTGGCGACACGCAGGGCTTTCAGACCCTATGTGTGGACTCGATGGACTGGGCCGAGCGTCTTCTGATCGAGAAGCTCCTGAAGGATGCCAACAAGCGGAGCATCGAGGACTTCGGTTTCGGCAAGGGGTACACGATGGTCGCGGAGGCCGTGTCGCGGCTGCTCGACGACCTGGACATGATCGTCGGCAAGGGCATGAACGTCGTGCTCGTGGCCCACACCAAGGTCGCCCGCACGAGCCCGCCGGACATGGACGAGGGCTACGATCGGTTCGAGCTGAAACTGACCAAGCAGAGCGGGCCGCTCGTGAAGGAGTGGGCCGACGCCATCCTGTTCGCCAACTACAAGACGCGGCTGGTCGAGGGACAGGACGGCCGGACGCGGGCCAAGGGCGGCAAGGAGCGGGTGCTGCACACCGAGCGGGCCGCGGCGTGGGACGCGAAAAACCGCTGCGGACTCCCGGCCGAGATCCCCATGGACATCGCGGCCCTTGCCCCGCTGTTCGCCCTGCCGAAGCCGCGGTCGTGGCGGGACCGGGTCCGCGAGGCCACGACGGTCGAAGCCCTTGGGGCGATCGGCGACGACGTTGACGCCGCGGAGTCGTTGGGCAAGTTGCAGCCGGACCAGGCCGACGCCCTGCGGCAGATGATCGCGGGCCGGCACGACGAGATCCAGCCGCAGGAGGCCACAGCATGACCGGCACCCAGGTCGAGCGGGACGAGCAGACCGCCCACGAATCGGTGATGCAGGTGATCGAGGACGCCGTGACCGCGTTCAAGCGGGGCGGCATGAGCTACGACCGGGCCGCGACGCTGATCGGCACGGCCCTGGCGAAAGAGTCGGCGCGGCCGGCTCGGATCGGTGAGACACACGCACCAGAGGTGACGACATGAACTGGGACGATTTCGGGACGGTCGATGAAAGCGAGTCGGGCGTTGTGGAGCAGCTCTGCCCGGAGGGTGTCCACACGGCCACGATCGGCTGGCTGAAGATGCAGCCGCAGGCGTGGGCGGAGTGCGACGCCAACCCCAAGGGCTGGTGCCTGACGGTGCGGCTCGACGTGAAGAAGGGCATTAAGGCCGTCTTCGACACGATCCCCTGCCACCGCCGGGCGACCATCGAGGCGCTCTGCCGGTCGGCCCGGATCGACCCGCCGCGGGGCGATTGGGACGAGAGCGAGTTGAAGGGCTGCGTCGTGACGTTCGAGAGCGTGATTTCGCTGTCGAAGAAGGGCAACGACTACGTGCTCATCAAGGGCTACAAGCCCAACGCAGACCCGCTGCCCAAGGAGATCCGCGACCGCCCGGCCCGCACGCCGACGCAGAAGGCCGACGCGGCGGCCGCGATGCCCAACGACGACATCCCCTTCTGACCACCACCACCACCATCAAGGACGAGACCATGGCAACGCCAGTATTTCGATCGCGGGTTCATGTGGACTACCACTTCAACGTCAGCATCACCCGCGAGCAGGGCGATGCGATCATCGTGGACGGCCAGCGATTCGTGCGCCTGCTCGGCGGCTCATTCATGTTGAGCATGACCGGCGAGTGGCACTACTCGCTACGCGAGGCCGACCTGTCGGTGCTCGCGACGCTGTCCAGTCTCCGCGGCCGGGTCGATGACCTGGTCGCCACGATCCAACGGCCGCTCCCGGCCGCAGACGCTGCACAGGTTCCGGCGTCGGGGAGAGCGCACGCGGGGGTCGCGACGTAACTCCGCTGCCGGGGGCTGGCGACGTTCTCCAGCCGGTGCCCCGACCGTCCGCCGCACGACACGCGGCACCACACACAGGGAGGGTGATTGCGATGGGACACGACTGGCATAGGGACATGGAGCCGCTGCCGATCAAGGCCGCGGGGGTGGCATCGTTCCTGCGGAGCTGCGGGCGACCGCGGGCCGCGGCGTGGGCTGCGGAGCTCGGGACGGAGTTGGAGAAGGCGAGAGCCGAGATCTTCCACCTGCGCGTCGATAACAACCGGCTCGCGTCGAAGCTGGCCCGGCTGACGGGGGGCGAGAGTTTTTCGCAGATCCCGCACTCGAACAAAAGCGAGTGGGAGTAGCCATGGCGCTCAAAACCACCGACGAAGCGATCGCGGCCCTGCCGATCTTCGCCCAGCTGCGAGCCCGGCCCAGCGACCCGCCGACATCGCACGCGGCTGCGAAGCGGGCCGCGAAGACGGCCGGCGGCCACCGGGACGCGATCGTCGAGGCGCTCGCGGCCGGGCCGGCGGGGCAGACCGAGATCGCCCGGCGGGCCGGGCTGTCGGTGGCCCAGGTGAGCAAGCGGCTCAAGGAGCTGCGGGACGGCGGGCGGATCGAGCGGACCGGGCGCGATGTGGCGGCGGGGGAGTGTGAGTATCGAAATACCGAGGCAAGGAGGTAGCGATGGCGAAGATCATCACAAACTTGGCGGACGTGCCGGACGGCTGGGTGCGGATCGCGGACATCACCGACAGCGTGACCGACCAGAAGATTCTCAGCGACGCCCACAACGCGGACGTGATCCCGGCCGTGAAGTTGGTGCGAACGACCAGCGAGTTTCGGATTGGGCCGGTGTGGGTGGACCCGGTGGCGGCAAAGGCGCTGCTGGGGCGATGCCAGGCCAAGCGGGACGGGCGGGTGGCGGCCGAAGGTGACCGCGACCAGCGGGCTGGGTCGGCCGTCCGTGTCGTGGTTCTCGACGACTGCGCCGAGCGGATTGCCGTCGCTTTGGAGAGGATCGCGGATGCGGCGTGGCGGACGGAAGCTTGAGCGGGAGCGTGGCCCATGGCCGGTGAATGGATCGCGGTAGACATTGCCCTGCCGGACAAGCCGGAGTTCCAGGAGATCATGGACCTGACCGGCCGTGACGAGGCGTGGGTCGAGTTCCTGCTCATCCGGATGTGGGGCTGGGCCTCGATGCACTGTGCCGACGGCACGGCACGGATGACCATGCCACGGATGGTGAGAACGTGGGGGGCGGACGAAGCCTTCTGGCTGGCCGTGGCCAGCGTGGGCTGGCTGGAGATCGACGAGACGGCCGCTACCGTTGCTGTCCCCGGATGGGACCGCCGGTTCAGCCAGGCGGCCAAGTCGAGAGCCCAGCACCAGGACCGGGCAAAGGCCCAAAACGACCGCGAACCCGAGCGTCGGCGACGCGCAGCGGTTGCCTGCGCTCAAGCGCAGGCACTGCCTGCGCCGACGCGCAGTAGAGGAGAGGAGAGGAGAATTCCTCCTCCTCCGCGTGAGGCTTCGCCGTCCGAGGCCGGCAGCAGCGGCTGGGAGGCACTCCGGGCCGCATGGGGCTCCGGCCCCGGAGCGGCATGGAAGCCCGCCGCCCCGCCCGAGCCGCTCGCGGACCGGCTCGCGGAGCCCGGGTGGCTCGCCGAAGCCCTGGAGGCCATCCCGCGGCTGCGGGCGTGCCGGTATTTCGATACCCCGGTGACGCTGGTGCAGTTCTGCGGCCACGGGTTCGTCCAGCGAGTGCTCGGCGGGCAGTACGACGCCCCGAAGACACCTAAGAAACCTGCCGGCGGCCCCGACGCCCCAGCCCCGCCCCGCATCGACCCGGCGTTCGAGGCCGCCAAGGCCGCGACGCTGGCCCGGGAGGCGGCCCGCCGGGCCGCGGAGCACGCCCGGCTCGACGCCCAAGCCGCAGGAGCCGCCCCATGACCCGCAAACTCTCTGCCGCGTCGATCCTCGCCGCCCGCTCGCAGGGCACGACCACCGCCCAGCGGCAGCTGCTCGAAGTATTTCGATCGCTCCGCGACTCGCAGGGGTACGCCCCGACGTTTCGCGAGCTGGCCGACGAGATCGGCGTCAACGTCGGCGACGTGTCGGCGAAAATGTGGCGGCTCCGGCGGGACGGGGTCGTCGATTGGCACGACGGCAAGGCCAGGACCATCCGGATCGTGGGGGACTCATGGGGCTCTTGATCGGGATAGACCCCGGCATCACCGGGGCGATCGCGGTGATCGGCGACGGACAGGTGGCGTGCCGGGAGATGCCGGCCGTGGAGATCAACGGCAAGCGGCGGGTGGACCCGGCGGGGCTCACCACCGCCCTCGCGGCCATCCTGCAGGCCGGCCACCAGGTCGAGATGGCGGTGCTGGAGCACGTCCAGGGCGTGCAGGGCACCGGGGCCACGTCCGCGTTCTCCTTCGGCCGGTCGTTCGGGGTGGTCGAGGGGGTGCTGGCCGGGCTCGCGATCCCGCACACGCTCGTCCGGCCGCAGGTCTGGACCAAGGCGCTGGGCGTGAGCCGGGACAAGGGCAGCCACCGGGCCGCGGCGGCCCGGCTCTGGCCCAAGCACGCGGAGTTGTTCGCCCGCGTGAAGGACGACGGGCGTGCCGACGCGGTGCTGCTCTGCCACTGGTACGAGAGGTGTCATGGGACGTCCGCAGTCGGCTGACCCGGCCAAGGCCGCAGAGCGAAAGCGGCTGCTCGACCTGGAGCGGACCCGCGAGCGTACGCGCCGCGGTGCCGATATCGGTGAGATTCCCAAGGTGGTGGACGCCGCCCGGCGTGAGTCGTGCCGGCTCGACCTGGAGCGGTTCCTGGTGACGTACTTCCCGTACTCCACCGGGCTCTCGCCCTTCTCCGACGACCACAAGCGGGTGATCTCGCGGATCCAGGACTGCGTGACGCGCGGCGGCCGGTTCGTGAACGCGGTCTACCGCGGCTTCGCCAAGTCAACGATCTCGGAGTTGGCCCTGCTATGGGCCATGCTCTACGGGCACAAGCGGTTCGGCGGGATCTTCGCGGCCGAGAGCGACCTGGCCGCCAAGGCCATCAACTCGATCCGCACCGAGCTCTCCGACAACGACCTGCTCTACGACGACTTCCCCGAGGTGTGCCACGCGGTCCGGGCGCTTGAGGGCAAGGCCCAGCGGTGCAACTCGCAGACGCACAACGGCCGGCGTACCCACATCGGCTGGAAGAAAGACACGCTCGTGCTGCCGACGATCGAGGGGTCGGTGTCGAGCGGTGCGATCATCATGTCCCGCGGGCTCACCGGCTCGATCCTGGGGCTCCGGTGGAAAACGCCCGAGGGCCACCAGCTGCGGCCCGACTTCACGATAGTGGACGACCCGCAGACCCGCGAGTCGGCCCGGTCGCCGGTGCAGTGCCAGGCCCGGCTGGAGATCCTGACCAAGAGCGTGATGAAGCTCGCCGGCCACACGAAGTCGATGGCGTGCGTGGTCAACGCCACGGTGATCGAGCAGGACGACATGGTGGACCAGCTGCTCGACCAGGGCCGCTACCCCGCGTGGCAGGGCGAGCGGATCCCGATGGTCCGGCAGTTTGCCGACCGCCACGAAGATCTCTGGATGGAGCGGTATCGCGAACTGCGATGCACGTTTGCGAAGGACGTGGTGGGCGACCAGGCCCGCGCCCACCGCGAGGCCAACGAGTTCTACGCCGCCAACCGCGACGAGATGGACCGCGGGTGTCTGGTGTCGTGGGCGTCATGCTTCGACCCGGACGTCGAGGTCTCCGCGATCCAGCACGCCTACAACGCCCTCATCGACGATGGCCCGGACGTGTTCGCGTCGGAGTTTCAACAAGCACCGCTCAAGAACGCGGCCGAGTCGCTGGGGATCTCGCCGGACGAGGTCCGGGGCCGGGCCATCGAAATACCCGTGGGCGTGGTGCCGCGCGGGTGCGACACGCTCACGGCGTTTGTCGATGTGCAGGAGAAGCTCCTGTACTGGGCGGTCGTGGCGTGGGGCTCGCAGCTCCGCGGGCACCTGGTGGCGTACGGGGCGTACCCCGAGCAGGGCCGGAGCTACTACACGCTCCGCGACTCGAAAAAGACGCTTGTGAAGGCCGCCGGCGGGGCTTCGCTCGAGGCCGCGATCCACGCGGGGCTCGAGACCGTGGCGGCGTCGCTCCTGGGCCGTGAGTTCACCCGCGAAGACGACGACGCGGTGCTGCGGGTGGGGCAGCTGTTCGTCGATGCCAACTGGGCACAGACGCAGGGCGTCGTCCGCGACTTCGCCCGCCGGTCGTCGTTCGGGCCGCGGGTGCTGCCGACCCATGGCCGGTTCGTGGGCGCGAGCGGCCAGACGATCTCGGACAAGCGGCCGGACCGCGGCGAGCGGATCGGGCACAACTGGCGGACGAGCACGATCGGCAGGCAGCGGCACGTTCTCTACGACACCAACGCATGGAAGACGTTTGTGGCGTCCCGGCTCAAGCTCCCGGCCGCGGACCCGCAAGCGTTCACGGTCCACGCGGGCTCGCACGAGATGCTCGTGGAGCACCTGTCGGCGGAGGCCCCGGTTCGCGTCGAGTCGAAGATGCGGACGGTGGACGAGTGGAAGCTGATACCGGGCCGCGACAACCACTGGTGGGACTGTCTCGTCGGTGCCGCGGTGGCCGCGAGCTACTCCGGCGTGACGGCCGTGGGGGCCGAGGTGGTCAAGCCCGTGCGAAAGGTCATCACCCGCGAGGAGATGGCGGCACGCCGTGCGGCGATCATGGGCAAGATGGGCAGATGAACCGAGGTTGACACCTGTTCACCACCGGGCAGACTGCGTGAGGTTCGATGGTCTCCCATTCCGAAAGGAGTCTCTGATGCGTTTTCTTTCGTTGCTCGTGGTGCTGCTCGCGTCTTCGGCCGTGGCCCAGGACACGGTGATCGTGAGCCGTCGCCCGGTGACGGTCGTGCAGTCGTCGGCCCAGGACGCGGCCGTGGTGTTGGCCCGCCGCGGGGCGCTCGTGCATACCGGATGCGGCCAGACCGAGGGCATCGGCTTCTCGACCGTCTCGGCCGATCACGCCAAGCGGTCGTGTTGCTACTGGGGCCGGCGGACGCCGACGGACATCGGCATCGCGTGGAGCCCGCTGCGTCGCGGCTGGTTCGCGGTCGTGAGGTATCGCTGATGCGCGACTTCTCGCCGGTCACCGCCGTTCTGGTGTTCGCCACGTACGTCGTCATCGACGTGCTCTACGCGGCCTACATCATCGCGGTCGGTGACCGGCGGGCGGTCCGTGCCGCGGCCCTGTCCGCGGTGATCTACTCGCTGCTCGCGTACGGGGTCGTGACGTTCTCGAAGAACATCGCGTACCTGGTGCCGCTGGCGGCCGGGGCGTTCGTGGGCACGTACGTGACGGTGCGGTGGCGGCGATGAGCGACGACATCGTGTGGAGGCTTCGCCGATGGGTGGACCGCGAGATCAGCGAAGATGATCCGGCCGGTGCCATTTCTGCGGCCATCGACGAGATAGTTGAGTTGCGTCACCGGCTCGCGGAGCTAGGGGCGATCGTGCGAACTTCGCGGACCAGAAAAGAGGCGACCGAGGCCGCCGACCGGCTCGCGCCGATGGACGTGCGTTCGCTGCTGCTGAATGGGTTTCATCAAGTCGATAAGGCGTGGAGGTCGCAGTCGCCGCGTCAGGTTTTGTCGCAAGAAAACTTGACGCTCTCCGACGCGGAGCGGGAGGCGATCAAGGCTGGAATCGCAAACTGCGAAGACATCACCTATGGCGGCCCGAATGATGAAGAAGCGGCAGCAGTCCTTCGGCGGCTGCTGGAGCGGCTAGGCTGAGAACGCTTGCGATCAGCGGCTCGTCCGCTGCATCGCCTGGTTCTCGCAGGCATGGAGAATGACATGAGCGACATAGCGAACGAACTGCGAGAGAGATCACTACGGGCAGAGCAGGAAGGCGAGCCGCTGTCTTTGCTGGACGATGCCGCCGACGAGATCGAACGGCTGCGGCTCACCGACGAGGAGCGGGAAGTGCTGGGGCGCGTCGCAGACGATGCGGGCTACCGGCAGCTGGATTTGACGGAGCGGGTGGTGAGGGGGCTGTTGGAGCGATTGAAGTGAACACGCAGGATCAGGAGTATCGCATGACAGACGAAACTACACCGCAGGACTCGGCAGCGATGTCTCCTGCATCCGCTGGTTCTCACGGCCAGCCGGTCGCGTGGCTTATCCACGCAGACGGATGGCAGATGGTGTCGCTGTTTCGCGAACACGCTGATGCGGCGGCTGACGAGAACGATGCGGAAGTGTCGCCGCTCTACCGCCGTCCCACGCTCACCGACGAGGAGCGGACGGCGTTGCGAAAGGTGCTGCGGCGAGTGCGAGAGGACTACTTCGCGGGGCGTTTTGCCGACAGCGTGGAGGTCGCGGCGGTCATTGACGGGCTGCTGGAACGAACACACTGAGAACACACAGGATCAGCGGCAGCGATGAAAGGACTCACCATGCCTAAAGACGATGCAACGCTGTCCGCTGCATCCGTTGGTTCTGCCATGCGGTACGCATCGGTCTGCGATGGCATCGGGGCCGCCCATGTTGCTTGGCAACCGCTGGGCTGGCAGTGCCAATGGACGAGCGAGATTGAACCGTTCCCGGCTGCGGTGGTTGAACACCACTACGGATTCCGCAACCTCGGGGACATGACGGCTATCACGGAGGAGATGCTAGATGCGCCAGTTGAACTTCTTGTCGGAGGAACGCCATGCCAATCCTTCTCGGTCGCAGGACTCCGAGGTGGATTGGCTGACCCGCGTGGCAACTTGGCCCTCCGATTCGTCCAGCTTGCTGCTGTCATGCAGCCCAAATGGATCGTTTGGGAAAACGTGCCGGGCGTCCTCAGTAGCGGCAAAGGACGGGATTTTGGAACCTTCCTCGGGGCGCTGGGGGAACTCGGGTATGGGTTCGCCTACAGAATTCTTGACGCTCAATGGCATGGAGTCGCCCAGCGCCGTCGCCGTGTGTTCGTTGTCGGCTACCTTGGAGACTGGCGACGTGCCGCAGCGGTACTATTTGAGCGCGAAAGCGTGTTCGGGAATCCTCCGACGCGCGGAAAGGCGTGGGAAGGAGTTGCCCGCTCAACTGCGGCAAGCCTTACAAGCAGCGGCAGGGGCGTCGAGCGATGCGGCGAATCCCGAGGGCAGGACGACGTTGTCCTCGCGGCACCCCAGGTAGCAAACCCGCTGACGGCACGCATGGGTAAGGGCATCAACACAACGTGCGATGAGGGGCAGACGCCTGTGATCGCCTTTGGCGGTCAGATGTCTACGCCGCAAGTCGATACTGAGTTAAGCCAGACGCTACAGCGGAAAAATCCTCAAGCGGTTGTTACGCCGATCGACCTTCGGCAGGCGTCTCGCGGTGAGAAGATAGCGAACAATCGCTCCTCTGGTTCTGGAGGCCCGCCTGGGCATGGCGTCGGAGACGGCGGCGACCCAGCGTTCACCGTTTCGGAGCGAGGGCAGGCAGTGGCAACGACGTTTGATTGGCAAGCTGGCGGCGGTGGCAGCGATCAGAGCTTTCGTGGGAAGTCTCGCTCGTACATCGTTGACAAGCCTGAGTGCTCGCGGGCGCTGACATCATGCAAGACGCTCGCGGTTGCCTTCACCGCCAAAGACTGCGGCGGCGATGCCTCGCAGGATGTCGCCCCGACGATGAGGGCAATGGGCCATAGCGGAAGCCATGCCAACGGTGGCGGTCAGTTGGCCGTGGCTGTTGACACATACAACCAATCGGTCGGAGACGTTTCTATTCCGCTTCGAGTTGGAAACGCCAAGGACTCGCTGCCAGCGGCTATGGTCCCGCAAGGCTTCACCTACAGCGGCTACAGCAACCAGCCAGCGTGGATGACCGGAGACAGGACCGACTGCCTGCCTGCAAGCGGACACAGCGACGGGAGCCATCAAGGCGTCGGCGTGGCGACGGCAATGGCCGTGCGCCGCCTGACGCCCCGCGAGTGTGAGCGACTCCAAGGCTTCCCAGACGATTACACGCTGGTGGAGTACCGGAAGAAGCCAGCCGCAGACGCACCACGCTACCGGGCGCTGGGCAACAGCATGGCGGTTCCGGTCATGCGGTGGATAGGCGAGCGGATTCAACAGGTCGATAGGCTGTAGGCAGAACCAGTGAGTATGCGGTTCTCGATAGCCGCCCACCGTGCCGCATAACACCCCGCCGATTCCGCGCCGCACGGCCGCGTGACGCTGACCGCCGCCGCTATCAGTGCTGCATAGCACACCCGTCGCCGAGGGCGACACGACGCGATTTCATGTCGCCGACCGGGCCGAAGGGCGACAGGTCGGCAGGGGTAAAATGGCGGTAAGGAGACCCCGCCATGCCAGCGTATCTCGACGAGCAGTTCTTCGACGAGCTGGACGACGAGATCAACGCGGCGGATCAAGTCATCTGGATGGAGTGGCTCGACGGGCCGATCGGTACGTGAACACTGGTACACTGGTGGTAGGGACGCGAATCCCGCGCCCCTCACCGGAGTGTGGCAGTGGCGACAACCGACGAAGTGCTCGACGCAGTTGCGGCGAATCTCGCCCAGCCGAAGCGCGCCCGCACCGACGCCGGTGAGGTCGAGCAGCACGACCTCGACAAGCAGGTCGCCGCGGCCCGGTTCGTGATCGACGCCCAGGCCCGCACGGTCTCGCCGTTTCGCTCGCTGCGGTTCGCGCAGATCGAATCCCCGGGGGCCATCGGCTGATGGGGATTCTCTCCGGACTGCTCGGGCCATCCCGGGCCAAGATGCAGAGCGCGATCGCGACCCAGCAGGCCGCGATCGCGACGCTCGTGCGTGCGAAGTACGACGCCGCACAGACCACCGACCTGAACCGCCGGCACTGGGCGCTCGCCGACTACTACTCCGCCGACGCCGCCCTCTCCCCGGCCGTCCGGCAGAAAATGCGGGCGCGAGCCCGGTACGAGCTGGCGAACAACTCCTACGCCGCGGGCATGGCGTCCACCTGGTCGCACGACCTGGTCGGCACCGGCCCCCGGCTCCACCTAGATCTCGGGCCGGACGCCGACCCGGAGCTGGTCCGCCGGATCGAGCTGGCGGTCTACGACTGGTCGGTGAACATCGACCTGGCGAAGAAGCTCCGCGTCGCCAAGCACGCGAAGATCGGCGACGGCGAGGTGTTCGGCGTGCAGGTGACCAACCGCTCGCTCCGGGGCGTGCAGGTGGACCTGCGGCTGATCGAGAGCGATCACTGCGTGTCGCCCACCGGCTTCCCCACCGAGACCGACGTGGACGGCGTCGAGTTCGACGACGACGGCAACCCGGCCCGGTATTGGTTCACCCGCAACCACCCCGGCTCGCTCACGCCCGGCTGGACGCTGGACGGCCGGTGGCACGCCGCCGACAAGGTCCACCACTGGTTTCACGCGACCCGCCCGGGCCAGCACCGCGGTGTGCCGGAGATCGCCCCGGCTCTCGAACTGTTCGCCATGCTGCGGCGGTTCACGCTCGCGACCGTGACGGCCGCGGAGACCGCGGCCGACTTCGCGGCGATCCTCAAGACGACCATGCCGGCCGACGGCGGCGGGGCCGCGTCGCTGGAGACGCTGGAGACCATGCCGATCACCCGAGGGATGGCGATCGCCGCCCCGGACGGCTGGGAGCCGGTGCAGATGAAGGCCGAGCACCCGACGAGCAACTACGACTCGTTCGTGCGTCGGCTCCTCAACGAGATCAGTCGCTGCATCGATATGCCCTACATCGTGGCCGCGATGGACTCGTCCACCGCGAACTACTCGTCGATGCGGGGCGACTACCTGGTGTACCGCAAGCGGATCTCGGTCGAGCGCAACGACATGGAGCGGGTGTTTCTCGACCCGCTGCTCGTGGCGTGGCTGGAGGAGGCCGCCCTGGTGCCGGGGCTTATCCCCGACGGGCTGCCGCCGGTGGCCGAGTGGAACTGGACTTGGACGTGGGACGGGTTCGAGCACGTCGATCCGCTCAAGGAGGCCGACGCCGAGGCGGCCATGCTCGCGGCCAACACGACGACCATCGCCGAGGTCTGCCAGAAGCGCAACAAGGACTGGCGGCAGGTGCTGCGGCAGCGGGCCGTGGAGAAGACGCTGGAGCGTGAGTTGGGTATTTCGATGGGCGAACCCGTCGCGGCCGACGCCGGCGACACCGACATCGAAGCCGCCGACGGCTACCGGCCGCCGCAGGCCGCAAGGTCCGCGGCCCGGCGCGGCCTGGAGCTGCGATCGAAATACGGCCGCGGCGGCACTGCGGTGGGCATCGCCCGGGCTCGCGACATCGCGGGCGGCCGGTCGCTCCCGCTCGACACGATCGCCCGGATGGTGTCGTTCTTCGCCCGGCACGCGGCCTACAAGGACAACCACGGCGAAGATCCGCCCTCCAACGCCGAGATCTCGTGGCTCCTGTGGGGCGGCGACGCCGGTCGGGCGTGGGCCGAGCGGATTTGGACCCGCGAGAACGCCGACGAGGAGCAGACCGCATGAACCGCATCACGCTGTCCACCGACCTGCGGATCGAGGCGGCCGAGGGCCGTGCCCCGACGTTCGAGCTCGTGGCCTACACCGGGGCCGCCATCCGGCAGACCTGGAGCCGGTCGCCGCTGGTCGTGGACCTGGCCGGCATGGACACCGCCAAGGCGTCGATCCCGATCCTGTGGTCGCACGAGCGGACGCTGGACGCCGTGATCGGCAGGAGCACCGAGATCGTCAACGACGGCCAGCAGCTCATCATCCGCGGCGAGCTGCTCACGCAGGGCGAAGTGCCCGAGAAGATCGCCCAGCTGGCCCGGGCCGGCATCCCGCTGCAGGCGTCGATCGGTGCCGACGCCGCGAACATCGAAAACGTCAACGCCGGTGGGGCCGTGACCGTGAACGGTCGCGACTTCACCGGCCCCGTGTCTGTCGTTCGTGCTTCCGATCTCCGGGAGACGAGCGTGGTTCTGTTTGGTGCGGACGCCAGAACGTCCGCGGCGATCGCCGCCGAGGCGAATGAGGTGCTGACCATGAGCGACCAGCTCAACGAGAAGCCCGTCGAGGCCGCCGTGCCGCAGACGGAAGCCCCGGCGATCGTCGCCGCGGACCCGAAGCCGATCGTCGAGGCCAAGGGTGGCGACGGCGCGAGCCTGGTGACGGCCGAGTCGGTCGCGAACCTCGTCCTGGAGAAGCTCCGGGCCGAGCGGCTCGCGGACGTTCGGGCCTCGCGCCCGGCCGCCCCGGCGGTCCACGTCCAGGCCGAGCGGGCCGACAGCCCGCAGGTGATCGAGGCTTCTCTGTGCCTCGCCGGCGGTCTCGCCAACCCCGAGAAGGTCTTCGATCAGAAGACGCTCGAACTGGCGGACAAGCGGCGGAACCAGTCGAGTCTCGGGGAGGTGCTGATCGAAGCGGCTCGGGCCAACGGGTACACGGGTGGCAGCCGGATCAACGCCGGCAACCTCCGTGAGATCCTCGCGGCCGGGTTCGCCACGCACAGCATCGCGAACGTGCTCGCGGCCACGTACGGCAAGTTTCTGCTCCAGGGCTACAACGCCGTCGAATCGACGTGGGACATGATCGCTTCGATCCGGTCGGTCTCCGACTACAAGGCGGTCACCGGCGTGCGGCTCAACGGCGGGTTCGACTTCGAGGACGTCGGTGCGACCGGCGAGCTCAAGAGTGCGGACGCCAGCGACGAGACCCGGACGATCCGGGCGAAGCTGACCGGCCGGATGTCGTCGATCTCGATGGTGGACATCGTGAACGATGATCTCGGGGCTCTCACCCAGGTTCCCGCTCGGCTCGGTCGCGGTGCCGCGATCAAGCTCAACCGGGACTTCTGGACGGAGTTCCAGTCGAGCAACGCGTCGTTCTACCGTGCGGAGACGGCTGCCGCCGGCAACGCCCTCTCGATCTCCAGCCTGCGGACGGCCACGGCGTCGTACCGCAAGCTCACGGATCCGGACGGCAACCCGCTGGGCATCACTCCGGCGATGCTGCTCGTGCCGCCGGAGCTGGAGATCACCGCGGCCGAGCTGATGGGCGGCTCGCTGCTCATCACCGGCGAGTCCACGACCCGCACGAACGTCAACGTGCTGGCGGGTCGCTACCAGGTGGTCCCGTCGTCGTACCTGACGACCGGCACGACGTGGTGGCTGGTGGCCAACCCGGCCGAGCTGCCCTGCATGGAGGTCGCGTTCCTCAACGGCAACCGTCTCCCGACGGTGCAGCAGGCCGACGCGGACTTCAACCAGCTCGGCATCCAGGTCCGCGGCCACTTCTCCTACGGCGTGGCCAAGGCCGAAGCCCGCGGTGCCTACCGGATGGCCACGGCCTGACCAGTGACGTAATCGTTCCCGGCGGGCAGGAGCCCAAGCCTGCCCGCCGGGGTTCCATCCACCATCATCAGTTCCGAAAGGGTTTCTCAGATGGCTTCCTTCTACGCCGACGGCAACAAGCTGGACTACACGCCCACCACGGGCGTGGCGGCCGGCGAAATCGTCGTCCTCGGTTCTCTCGTGACCATGGCCGATCGTCCGATCGTCGCCAACGAGCTCGGTGCGGTTCACACAAACTGCGTCGTCACCGGCCCGGTGTTCGCCACCGGCGTGACCGGCGCTCAGGGGTCGGCGATCAAGTGGTACGCCACCAGTGGCGTGTTCGACGCTTCGACCGGCACCAACGCCGGCTACCTGGCCCGCCCCCGGCTGGCGACCGATCGCCAGGTGGCCGTGCTCCTCTGGCCGGGCTCGTGATCGACCCCACGCAAGGGGGCGGGTACGGCCACGCTACCGGCCGTGCCCGCCCCTCTTGGCACTCTGCTGGTGACACATGCAGGACATGATCGCCATCGGCGAGGCGTGGTTCGAGCAGCAACGCCGGCAGCACCTGGCCGTGGAGGTCGAGTACCGGCCGCTGGCTGGGCTGCCGCGGACTTGCAAGGCCACGGTGGTCACCGGCCGGTGGGAGTCGTTGGACGCGGCCGGCACGGTACTCCGCATGGAGACCCGCGACTTCTTCATCCACCGGGATGAGTTGCCGCAGGATCCGAAGAAGGGCGACGTGGTCGCGATCACGGAGTACGACGCCGAGACGACCTACGAAGTCATGATCCCGCCCGGTGCCCAGCACCATTGGCGGTGGTCCGACCGCAACCAGGCGATCCGACGGATTCATACGATGGTCAAGCAGGGTGCCGCCGCCGTGATCGACGAGTCGCTCCTGGTGCGTGCGATCGGCGTGTCCACGGCCGCCGCGATCACCGACGAGCAGATCGCGGCACAGTTGACGCTCGACCTGGGCACCAACCGCGTGCTCGCGAAGCAGCTCACGCCGGCCGCGGCCTACGTGTACGTCGTGCTGCCGGAGTCGTTCGGCACACCGCTGGTCTCGGTCAACGGCTTCCGGACGACGGCTCTGGAGCTGACGAGCCGGTCGATCACGTTCTCCGGCCAGTCGTCGCGGCCCTACCGCGTCTACCGCTCGACCTACCCGGTCACCGGCTCAGTGCTCGTGGAGGTGGCGTGATGGCCGAGATCAAGGGCACGAACGTCGTGGCCCCGGTGGTGCCGCTGGACACCGCCGACGTGCATCCCACGCACGCCGCGGCCTACGGGCTGGGCGGATACCGCACGGTCGCGAGCGACGCCGAGCGCGACGCGATCCCGGCTCCGCGTCGCGAGCAGGGGATGCTGGTGTTCGTCACCGCGACCGGCAGGACGTGGCGGCTCGGGGCCGATCTCTCCACCTGGACCGAGCAGGTCGCCGGTGCGGGGTCGTGGGATGACATCACGGGCAAGCCGGCGACGTTCACGCCGTCCGATCACGCCCACGGCAGCATCACGAGCGACGGCCTGATCGGCGGGAACACGGTGTCCGGCTATTTCGTCACAACGTCTGACGGTGGGGAGTTGGTTCTGACGGGCGCTTCGACGAGTCGGACTCTGCTCGGCCTCGGAGGCGCGGCGGTGCTGAACGTCGGCACCGCGGCCGGCACGGTGGCGGCGGGCGACGACGCGCGGCTCTCCGACGCGCGGACGCCGACGGCCCACACCCACACCAACCTCGGCACGGAGGATGCAAAGCAAGACTTCTACATCAACCTCGCCAACGGCCTGCCAAACATCGAAAACGGCGTGCCGACTGAGGTAAACCATCGCGCCGTGGCGTGGATTCAGAATAGAAGCCACTTCGGCGCGGGTCGGTTCAATCATTACGGCGAGTTCCCGGCACACGCCGGGCAATATAGCGCGACTTTCGGATGGGCCTGTCACGTCATCG